GGCGGGCATTGGGTGAGACGATCTGCACCCGTTTGAAAATCCACTCCGCCGCCTTCAGGTCGTCTCCGGTTCCCCACTTGTCACCCTTCGGGGTCTGGACTGCTGCTTCAGGACGAAGAGCAGGAAGATTTGCCGGAGGAGAGTCAGGGGATTCGACAGAATTCTCTGACGATGAATTACTGTCTTTATTGTCTTTTGTAATATTGTCTTTTGTGGTTACCCGATTCGGGTAAGACCCGTTACCTGATTCGGGTAATGTTTTCTTACCTGATTCGGGTAAGTTTACCTTTTTTGGGTAAGTCTCATTTATCCACTGGCCCAGCTCTTTATTTATCCCTGTTAAGCGCCCTTCCTGCGTCAGGATATTTCGCTTTACCAGAGAGCTTTTTGCGGCTGAGCACTTGTGCGGCAACATACCTGTAAGCTGAGATAGCTGCTCATTGCTAACCCAGT